CTTTGAAAGGTGTTTAGTACCTTATGCTAGAATTTAAAATTTAAAATTTAATTTATTGAGTTATGCCTAGAATTTTAATCATAACAGTTCTACAATTAGGCACTGTTTGATTGTCTTCTATTACTTTATAAACGGCTTGAATACCGTCTCGACCAAAAACTCCGCGTTCTGTAACTTTGAAAAGATCCTCCATCATGTCAATATTAGGCATGATCTTCCTCATAGGTATGTATAAATGTCCCTCTATTTCTACCGGACAAACATTAGTTACATGATTAACTTTATAAATGAATGCCTTAAAATTGTTTTCTTGAGTTTCATCTGGATGTGTCAGATCATAAAGAACATAAAAAGTTTTAAGAATACCCCAATTATTATCATTATTTTCTAATAAGACACTGGGTTCTCTCTTATACATAAAGAATTTGGGCATCTTGAGAGTCGGAATTAATTTGAAAATACAATCAGTTATATTAATATGTAAGGTGCGGTTCAATTTTGCATAGTATGCATCGCACCTCTCAATGGCTGTTCTCAAAATAGAATCATCCCAACTATGATTAAAAGTGGCTGTGTTAATAATAGTTTCGATTATTTTAACATCTCCCGAAGTGAGACCATAGACCCTTTCAAGATGATCTTGATAAGATTGACTACAGAATTCACAATGTTGTGATTTTCTAAGGCTTGATGAATAAGACCAATCTTTACCTAATTGTTCTCTTAAAAATTCATCACAGTCACTTATATAATCATTTATTGGTGGCTGTGGAAAAAGGGGAGTACGTTGTAATTTGATTTTGGATCTACCATTAGGCATAGAAAAAGTTGGATCATAATTGGTGAGCATCCTACCATACAATACTCTTAAAATAGGTAGGTCGTGTGACCAAGTTTCTCCTACAACAGTAAGAGCTCCATATTTAAGTAATTTGTCTCTAGGTAAAGACGCAGCGTTTAAAGTATAGATGGCATTGTAGATAGCTTTCTTCAATGGTCTAACAACCCTGTAACCACATTGGCAACGGAACATTTCAGTTGAACAAGAAGTAGCATCTTCAAGTTCGCCAATACGTAGGTACTTAAGTATTAAGCCCAAACCATGAGGTGAAGATGATGCCTCTTTGGTAGTGAAAACATCATAGAACATTCTAATAATGTCTTCATGTGGTATATCCTTAAACATTGAAACACTATCATCACCTGAGGTGCAACTTTCAATTTCTATTTTATTACGGTATGCTATAAACTTTAGAATACTATCAATTATAAGGGTGTTCATGTCAGTGGTGTAACCTTGGCCACTAACTAATTTTTCAGAAAGATCTAATTCCATCACTCTTTCACGATTCTTATCTTTGTATTCAACACGTGTTCGATTCTTGGTTAAATAACCAGCTAAATCTCCAAATAGATAATCTATCTTGCCAGCTTCTTTTAAAAATTTCATTAATTCCAGCCAAACATATCTAAGAATATGGTTATGTGATTGATCAAGGCCGGAAACATCAGTAGTAGCAGTTATATTGAACCCCTTTTTCTCTAAATCGTTCCATTTTTCTTGTTTCTGTTCATAGTTTAAGCCCACTCCCCAACCAGGTAATTTCCTTAAAGCCCTATCTAAGGGACGGATAATGATACCAACTAATGTTTTCGAGATAGCCTGAGGACCGCCTATTTGTCTGATCTTATCAAAATCCCCCGTAAGATCATCGAATTCTTGTTTTTCAATTTTAGCAAAAGCGCTTACGATTTTTTCTCTAGGAGCTGGTTCTCCTTTAACAACAGCTTCAACGATATCCTTGACTTCTTCTTGTTGTTTAGTGGTTAAACTATTGAACCAATAAATTGGGTCTGGATGTATATCTCTTACGAGTTCCTTCACCTGTGGTAAGTAGAT